TTACTTTAATTGAAGCAGAACCAGCGGATGCTGAAGTTGTTGATCCAATTGCAGATACCAATCGAGTATTAGCTCCTACTGCAGTAAAAGTTACTGGAGTTCCAGAAACTACTGTAGCAGTTACAAGAAGTGCTTCGTTATTTGTAACAGTTGTCGTATCTCCCGAAACGCTTACTACGTTATCGAAAGGAACTCGAATTGTATACGGTGATGCTGCGGTACCAGAACCAGACGCTGCAGTTGAAACTGCAACAGATACTGTATTGGCACTTGCAGGTGTCACTACTAGAGTGCCCAAGCCCATGGCTGCAACCATGACAAGAGCGATTTTCTTGAATGATTTCATTCTTTTATTTTCTCCTTTTATATCCTGATTCTTTCTGAACCAGAAACTTAACTTAATTCCCATACCCTTACCTGAAAAGAACATGGATCTCCGCCTTCATCCCACTCTTTTGCCTCTTCATCATTCATCGGAGGACCATCGTGGGTATTACAAAAAACATCTGATATCCAACCTTGTTCATAACCATAACTTAACCAAGTATTAAAGTTACCCAACTCTGTCAGATCCATTCTTTAATCTCCTCTAACATAACATGTTTAGGTTTGGCACCAATAATTGTTTTTACTGGCTTTCCATCCTTAAACAATATAGTAGTAGGGATACTTGTTACGTGATATTCGACTTGCTTTGTTAGCTCATTGTCGACATTCATTTTTCCCAACCATATACCAGTTTCTTCTGAAACTTCTTCTATAATTGGAGAAAACATTTTACATGGCCTACACCATTCCGCCCAAAAGTCTATCATAATTAGTTTGTGGCTATTTATGACATCTTCAAAATTTTCATCTGTAACTATCATAGAGACTCCACGTGGGTTGGCCAATAGTAGTTGCACGACTCGCAGCAAGTATATCCCATATCTTTATAGTCAGCAAATTCTGAATAGAAATAGTACTTATCTGGGTCTTTTTCATAAAGTCTGCCACGATGAGAATAATGAACACGCTCATCTCCTAGCCACCAAGGCTTGTCAGACTCCATAAGCATAAAATGGTCTTGATAAATTTGATCGAAAGTAGCATGTGTTGTATTCTTATAGCCTCTCATTAATATTTCCTTAATGATAGACTCGTTATATAAAAACAACCAGTCTTCATGACCATCCCACATTTTTACTGCGGGGTGATTTTTCCAAGCACCTGAAGAATACAATCCAGCTAAAGACTTTAGTATTTGTAAATTCTCTACACTTTGTTTTATAAGACGCTTACGGTCTAGTCTTTTAGCTGTTTTGCTAAAATCTTGATGAGGAATAAATGTTTGCATAGGTATATCCTACTAAATATTACCCTGATCGTCAACACCCTTTAGTGTTTCCGCTTCTTTATTAAATTTATCCATAAATCTTTGAATAACAAAGAATGAGGTGTCGAATGCGTTTTTCATCATAGCCTGAGATGATTCTTCAGTAACTTCAGATGAAGGAACCGAGTTATACCATTGCTGGTATAACTCGGTAGCAACATCTTCAATTATTCCTTGAAGAACAGTTACATTTTTATCCATTGATAGCCTTATTTACATCTAGGTAAATTCCGCTAGAATTAACAGAATTAGTTACAGGAGTTCCTGTTTTCTTAATCAAATCTAGGACTTGATTAATTGTTAGCGATGACTTAAATGTTGATATTGATAACCATTGGGCAGCAGCAATTTGAACAGATACAGATGTTCCGTAAGATGACCCTTCAGATCCTCCAGGATTTAGAACTCTCGCAGAAATTGGAGCAAACACATCTAATAGATTCTTATCATAGTTGCTATTAAATGATACTCTGAGTGGGTTTTCCATTTCTACACCACCTACCGCAATAGATGATGGAACACATGCTGGCCAATCTATTCTAAGATAGTCACGACCATTACCAGCAGGGAAAAATACTGGGATGTTTGATTTACCAAACCAGTCTACCCAATAATCTACATTGGTAACTGGACAGTAGTTTGTAGATTTCAAAAGGTTGTGGTGTCCTTGTGACATTGAAATTGCCTTAATGTTGTATTTATCTTTATTTGCATAAAGCCACTTCAAGGCATTCGGTACAGTTTCGATTCGTGTATTTTGACGAGTACAATCTCTAGTGTTTCCAATAATACGAACAAATAATATGTTCATATTTGGGTTGTTCGCAATAGCAGCAGAAGCCATTTGAGTTCCATGAGAGAAATTTCTGTTTGCAATGCAATGTGCTGGTACTACACTAGCTGATCCAGAGCCTTCCATAAAGTTAGAACCGTTAGCGCAAGTACGCCAATCTAAAATACATACTTCTCCGATAAGTCGAGACTTAATTGCAGGAATTGACGTATCTAGAGCAGTATCTAGAATTGCCAATGTGGGAACAGATGTCCTGTTCTTCAGATTTGCCTGTGCAGGCATTGATGATGTGATTAGTGTGATGGCTACTAAAGCCGTTATTAGTTTTTTCATGTAGACAATTCTACTAAATCAAGCCGAGTATGTCAATAGTTATTGCTGTGGTGGGAGTCTGCGTGGGTACCACTTGCCAGAATCCATGCTTTGAACCTTTTGCTCCTGAGACTGAATTATCCCATGCAAAATTTCATGCACTAAATCTAATTCAATTTTTAGCTTAAATAATTCCAACTCAAGTTGGTCCATTCTTCTAGATTTTCTCATTCCGATCCATCTCTATCTATAGGCGTTGGCGCCGTTGCTAGTGTACCGCAGTCGGCACACTCCATATCTATAAAATAACTTGCTATTTCAAAGTTATAAAAGATTACTTTTAAATTCCATATGTTGCATCCGCAAGGACAAATATGGGTTGGGACGCCTCTTATATCCATAGACCTTGTATAGTCTGGCCTTAAGTCATTGATATCTTTTGGCTCTTCCATGAATAAATTATACCTTAGACTTCTATAATTGTAAAGGGAGGCTTAACGCTCATTATAAACTTTGCAGATGCTTCTAATGCCATCCTAATTCTTTTTCTTGGGGTTTTTATTGAAGATGTTGAAGCTAAAGACCCTAAAGCAACCTGCTGTCCGCTTCCTTCTGCATAGTATGATGTACTTAATTCTGAAACATGATAGTCAACATCCATAGTAAAGATTCTTCCAGTGTTTTGAACTGCAACTATAATGATTCCGCCTTCATCTCCATCTTCAGTGTTTTGTCCAAATTTTCCGTAACCATGCTCTTGGTACACTTCTTTAATGGATTCTACAAACTTAGTACGCATAAACTTATCTAAATTTTTAAAACCTGCTGTTGGTTTATAAATTGGTGGAGTCCAATTGTATTGAAGAATTTGACCCATTCTAAAGCTATCAACAAACCCTATTCCGTATTGACCAACTTTAAAAACTTTTGGATCTGTTATCTGCAAAACTAGTCCAGACTTTTCATCTGAAGCGGCAGAGTCTCCACCAAGGTAAACTTTATTTCCTACTGAAAGGGCTACAATACAGGTCATAAACCTATTCTACTATTTTAAATATTCCGAGTCCAGATTCTCATGCATTTCAATATGGCTAAGCGTAGTTAAAGCATTTTCTAATTCAGCTTTAAGGCTAATTAATTCCTGTATTGCCTCATAATATTTGTCTTTCCATTCAGTTAATTCTTTTTCAAGCTTATATAACTCAATTTTAAGGTCTTTGACCTCTAATTTTAGGTGGTCTTTATCCCTTTCTTCCCGCCTAATTTTTTCTTTTTTTGAGTCCCTTAATCCAGCAATTATGGCTGTACCCATACCGCTTAAAATAGCCGCTAAAAGCGACAAAACAACTGTCACATAATTAATTTCCATTATATGACAATTATACAGCAAATAATAATTAAATTAACAATTCTGCAGCAGTTATATCTAATCCAATATATCTTTTTTTCTGCACAAATTCTTTAACATGCTCATGCCCATTTTGTCGACCAGAAATTAAAATAACCCATCTTGGTTCTAATTTTTGATCAATACATGTTTGACACAAAAACAAATTGATTGGCAGAAGAGAAGATCTTCTTACATTTAATTTGTTCTTAGTTTTATTACATGAGTAGCAAAGTATTTTTTCCATTATTCTCCTAGGAAAAGTAAATCATCATTTTCCAATAATTCTTCATATTGGACACCATCTATTTCATATTTTACCATTGAGGCAAAAGCTCCCATTTTTTTAACAGTTCCATACACCTGTTCTGATTGTATGTATACATTAAGTAATTGTTCTTCCACCTGGAACCCCCTCAAGTTCGCATCTTACACCGTATGACTCAATCATCTTCTTTACCTTTGCAACATAATCTATAACTTCTTCTTTTTTACTTCCAGTAAACTGTATAAAGTTATCTTCATATAATCTTAAGGCGAGAAATTCTGGGTATTTAACTACATCCATCATAAGAAGCAATGGCTTCTTTATTTCTCTAAGTTTCTTTCTCATTTCTTCGTTGTAAAACACTGGCTTGTTTGGTTCACCAGTCCATAAATTTATTCCATGTTTAAAATGCTTATCATTATATAGGTTAGACGGCATGTTTTTGCCTTATCTGTTTCCATATGTCTTTTGTTTTGTGTAAATTTTTCATTTTATCTAAAGATCCAGACGACAGATATACTCCGCCCCATACACCGTATTCATTGTTTTCTATTCCTGACTTATGACACATCTGTATAACAGGGCAAGATAGGCAACACTGATCTATTGCTTTTGCCATATTAATATCAATCTCATACTTGTCAAAAAATAAATTAGTATCCATTCCTTGGCAAGCTGCTAAATGCCACCATTGAATATTGTCTTCATCTGAATTTAATTCATTTAAAATATTTGACATATTTTAGCGGTAGTATCCAAGTTCCTTTTTGACTAACTGGAAACTCATCAGCGATTCCCCAGTTATTATTTCTAAATACACCCTTGGTATTAGAGAATCCGCCTTGATCCTTTTTCCACACTATTAGATTGTAATTGTTCCAATATGAATCAAGCTTTTTATTTTCTAGCCTTTTCATGAGTATTTCTACTCCATTTTCATATAAATGTAACATTTGTCCAATTTGTATGTTTTAGACCTATATAATATTATACAGGAATCAAATAGCGCTTGTCAACTATTTTTCTTTAATGCTTGTTATCTTTATTGATTTTATTTCGTCATCCGTGCCAAATATGTCGGTAATATAATCTTTTGCATCATCTTCGTCAAAGGCTTCTACCTCTGCCACAACCTCTAATTTGACCGTATACTTATTCATTATGCCATGTTATTGCTTGAACCGCCGCCACCGACAGTTTTAAATTTAGGTCTTCCAAATCCTACTATAGAAACTTGGACACCCTTTTTATTTTTCTTAAATGCACGAAGTTGTCTACAAGCTTCTCCGCCATTTCTTTGGCTACCCTTTTTGCTGCTTGAAGTATTCCCTTCAATGCACCATACGGTTCCATCTTCATTGTCTTCTACGACAATTCCAACATGTGAAATTCTATCTACTCCGTCTCCAGGAAAATCAAAGTATGCAATATCCCCTGGCTCTGGATCAGCTAAATCTACGTCTATCCATCTTCCAGATTTCTTAAATGCTGCTGCGCCTCCTGGGGTATAGACAGTATTTGGAACCTTTACTCCAGCTTGATCAGCGCACCACATTACGAATGATCCACACCATGGTTGAAAATTAGCCTTAGTAAATGCTCCGTACTTTGTCTCATTATCTTTTGGACCTTCAATGTATCCAACTTGTGACTTAGCAACTTGTATCAATCTAGCTGCGCTACCTTTTGGAGCCTTTTCTGTTTCTGCTGGTACTGCAAAATCATTTGACATAATTAGTTTTTACCTCTTCCGAAAATTCCTTTTTTAACTTTAGGAACACAATTGGGAACCCGTTTCCCATTTTTGTTTTTCCAGCCTACCATTTCGTAACCTTCCCAACATGGGTTGGCTTTTTCAACCTCATTAGCATAAAGTGCTCTTAATTGCGCCTTAGCCTTTGTTTCGCTATCATGGCATCCAACTAATTCGTTTGTGCCTTCTTTTACAACAGCATAACCTTTGCATCCTGCTGCGCCCTGCTTAATGTTCCAAGGCATGATTAATCCTTGTCCCAGTCAGTATCTACTGGTTGCTCTGCTGGCATTTGGTCATTTGGCTTTGCGTCTAATCTTGCTCTAACGGCATCAGCTTCTACTTCAGCCTTTAGTTCATTAATCTCTAATTCTGATTCAAGCTTCTTGTCTGCCTGAGTATTCTTTGCATCTATTTCTTTATTTGCCATTTGTGCTGCCATAACATCCTTAGCACCAGACTGACCAATTAGCAAACCTGCAAGAGTTCCTGTGATAAATGTTGCAACGCTGCCAAGAACATTGAAAAACATTTTATCGTTTTCTGATTGTGCTCCAATTGGCTGTGTTACAAATATAAGAGCGTACAAAATTCCTAAAGATGTACACAATAAAATTGTTCCAAGAGTGATGCCAAGAATAAATTTTAGTCTTGCATCAAGATCTTGTGGGGTTAATCTTTCTTTAGCCATTCTTTACCTTTGATTTCTGGTACTCATCCCATACTTCCTGTCCAACTAAATCTCTAGAACAGGTTCCAGTAGTCTCACAAATTGGAGGGTTACATTCTGCCTTTTCCCAGTTGGCTGGATCCTGACATTCATATCGGAATGAACCATCAAAGTTACACGATGTAACTGTGAAGGCTAGCATTATGCTAGCTAATGAGGCACCTAATTTTCTCATGCCTCAATTATAGCATTTCTACTCTTCTTTTCTCAAAGGTATTGTGGCTAGCCATATTACAGTAGCTATTACTGTGGCTACCCCCACCACTTGCTGGGCGCTTCCAGTAAGGGTGAGCCAAGCTATAAAAAATCCAAGGAGGGTAAATATTTGGGCAATGCTTTCTTTAATTACCTCCCAGATATAATTAAGGACCTTTTTGATTATTTTCATCCTATCCTCCTAGTCATAGCTGCTGCTATGATATTACTTGCAATAATTACTGGCACAATTACTTCTTGCGCCTTTTCTCTTTGATCATCTGTCATGTCCTTACCCCATTCAGAAGGGTTTAAAACTTCAGATAAATCTATATTTGTTAATGCTCCTATTGGGTCCGCCAAAAATTGCTCTGCTGCTATTTCAGTAGTAGCATCTGCTAGAGTATATGGCATTTGAGCATCTACATTTTCTTCTAGCCTACTAGCAAATTCAACAAGGGCTATGGCTACTACTGGATTGTCTTTTACTATTTCTGCAATCAAAGCTACCTCTTCTGTTTTAATTCCTAAGTCTTTGGCAACTTCTTTTTCTTGCTCTGGAGATAATTCAGTTAACATATTTGATAATTCCGCCGCCAATTTAGCATCATTAACTCCAATTAGTTTATTTAAATTCTTTAACTCTTCTTCAGATATTGGACTGCTATTGTCAATTGGTTCATTTATGATATCATCATTAGATGGCAAATCTACAGGTTCTTGAGAATCAATTGGCTCTGGTTCAGGAGTTGGATCTTGATCTGTATCCGTTGGCTGAGGTGAAGGCTCTGGTGTTGGCTCTACAGAAGGCTCAGGTTCAGGGGATGGATCTTCGCTCTCCCCATCTGTGGTATCAGAACTTGGAGATGGATTGGGATTATCTGGTTCAGTTTGCTCTCCATCATCAGGGAATCTAGGATCCTCTGGTGTAATAATTTCTGGCTCAACCTCTACATCTGGTTCTGGTTCTGTAGTTGGCTCATTTGATGGCTCAGGTTCAGGAGTTGGGTTTTCAGTTGGTTCAGGTTCAGGAGTTAATTCTTCTCCGTTTATGGCAGCAATTAAATTATTCAAATCAGATATCTGATCTGCTAATTGTGTTGCCTCTGCAACTTCTGCCTGTTGCTCTTCTGGGGTTATAGTTATTGGGATATAAGTTGGCTCAGGTTCGGGAGATTGTGTTGGTTCAGCAACTGGCTGGGCTTGCAAAGTTGGCAGTGGCTCTTCTGCTGATACTGGAGTTGCTCCCCACGCTTCTAGTGAAACAATTGATCCATCATGAAGCCTAACCCCTGTTCTTAAATTTTGATATTCAGGACCTTGATAGCTATATGAAACTGCTAGTCCGCCTGTGTTAGTTATTGCAACAAGTATATTCACTGTGCTTGGCTGTGCTCCATAATTTCCAAATGGCACCATATTAAGATTTAGTTGAAATCCGCCCTCAGAATAATATATGTCCAGTCCAGATGTTCCACTAGCTCCTGGATACCAGTCCATTGAGTATAAAGATATTGATGGGGTAGAGGGATAAGTATGGAATGTGCCATCAGGCTGACCAAATGTTATTACAGAGTTAGTTGTGGCATATATATTGGAATATTCTACGCCGTCAAAAGTTATTGTTGATGCTATCGGAATTTGATAGCCTATATCATCTCCAGAGCATGTGTCCATGTGGTGGACAGTTGGCTCTGCATCGCCTTCATAAGCGGCTGCTATTGTTTGTGATTGTATAAAGTTGACGCAGGTTGCGTAAGCATTTAATGGAACAAGAAATAGCCAGCCAAATCCAAGAATTGCGGCTAATGATAATCTCCATACTTGAGTCCTAGTCAATTAAAAACTCCCTGTTACAAATTTTGTAACAAGTTAATTATATCATTTAATTATTTAGGATTATCTGTTTTGTAAAAACCTGTACCCTTAAACTGAACACCAATTGTTCCATAAACTTTATTCATTTGATTACCGCATTTTTCACAAACTTCAATTGAGTCTGCTTGCTCAAATGATTTACTAACTTCCATGCCAAAATCACATTCGATGCAGGCATATTCATATCTTGGCATAGATCTCCTTTTATTTAATGAGCAGTTTATACACATGCTCAGGTGTATTTTTATTTATTTAATTTTGATCGTTTTGGGTTTCTTTTCTTCGGGAATGTTTCGTTCCACAAAGATGTTAAGAATACCGTCTGCCATTTCAGCACGATCCACCTCCATATACTCTCCTAGAGCAAAGGTGCGTGTGAACTTTCTGGTTGCGATACCTTTATGAAGTACTTCTTTAGAAGACTCTTCGGCTTTCTCACCCTTAACTATTAAACTTCCATTATCTACAGAAACACTTACTTCATCCTTACTGAATCCAGCAAGCGCAAGTGATAACTGATAGGTATCATCGTCAATCTTTACCAAATTGTATGGTGGATAAGATTGATGAGTAGCCTCACGATAGATATTGGAAAGACGGTCTAACTCTCTGTTAAAACCGATAAAAAAAGGATCTCTAAAAAGATCCATGGCAAATTGTGTTACCATTATTCCTCCTTTAAGCGAATAAGTTAATTAGGTCCCGTTCGGCGACCTAATTCTATTATATCAATTTTGTACTGGATAGTCAATTTTCTTTTTAGCAAACTCTAAAGATTGCTTATCTGGTGTACCCCAATATCCATAATACTCTCCATTAATCATTTTCTCGAAAAAATATTCACATTTATTTTTTTTATATGTAATATAATTACCAGCATTTTTATCATAAGTATAAACCTTATATCT